GGCGCGTTCTGTCTTTAGTTCCTTGCTCTGACGGATTGCCCAGAGTTCTGAAACGATTAGTTCTGATCCGTCTGCGGTTGGTCGCTTTGCAATCTTTTCTGCTTTCTTAGCATCGCGCTCTGCCTTTGCTTCTGCCTTTGCGATCTTGTCTGCGGTAACGATTGTTGATGGTCGGTTAAGAACATCGGCTGGTGCTGATGGGTAGCAAACGGTGCAAGCGGTATTTCCTGCGGCCTCAACGATTGTTGTTTCTGAATCTGCTGAGTAATCGACTAACCAACCGAACTGTGTTGTTGGGAAGCAAGTGTTGCAATCCATAGTCTTGTGTACGTGACCGCCGTTGTTCTGAACTAAGAATGCGCGGTTCCAGTTATGCAGTTTGTAGATTTCGTTAAGTGGTGCGATCTCTGCGTTAACTGCTTTGATCTCGAACTGAACTTTATCAATCTTCATTTCGTATTCGGCCTTGGTTAGATCGTCTGTGTAACGGCTATTGATTGTGCTGCGGTACATTTCGATCTTGCAAATTAGATCAAACTTAATTTCGTATAGTCGTGCGATTTCTGTATCTGTCTTAACTGCTAATTCTTTTAGTTCGTTGGCGTTCATTTGGTGTTCCTTTGTCCTAGCGGTTTCCCGCGCCTATAAGACAATAATACGGTGTATGTATAACAATTGTCTAGTTTATTTAGGTATTATTTTTATCCTTTATTTATAAGGGTTTTGCCGTATCCACTCGGGGATAACTCGAATTGCATCGGCATTATTAGGAATCCAATGCCCTGCGTATTCGTAATCGATATCGATCGTATGAGTTGCATCATAGGTAGCATTTAACAAAGCAGTTCCGCACCAGAATACCCAATCACTCCACGGCGCAACGCTTTCATCTAGTGGGATTTTTTCCCACAACCATTTCTTAAATAGAGAACCACAAGGAATCATATTTGCGCGCAGGCTTAGAATCTCATCTGCCGTAGTTTTTGCAGGCATCCAAATCTGTCCTGTGTCGTACTCAAAGCCAAGTGCTAACACATCTGCGTTGCAACTCTCAACTTTATCTAATGCGTGTTCTCGATAACGATCGTCAATGCCAACCCAAGCAATCCAATCTGTATGACAGTTTTGTATTCCTAAATTAAACATATTGCTAAATTGAAATTCGTTAGACCAAGCGATTAGTTTGATCCCATCTAGATCAAGATCATCAATAACAATCTGATCAGATAAAACTAAAACAACTTCATCTGGCTTTCTGTTTAACTTGCGTATTGAATCTAGCCAGCCTTCAATTTTTTCGGGGTAGCCGTGACAGATGCCAACTATTCCTACTGTTGCACTAGATTCCAAAATAGATCACCAGCCTTGTCAACCATTTCGCGTAAGGCATTTGGTTCATTCCAATCTTTAACTGAGGTGATTCCTACATTTTCGTTTGTATGTACCTTGCAGCCTGAAAGTACGGCTTCCATTACGGCGCGGCACTCTGACTCAAAGGCTAAAGGTAAATGAACAAACCATTCTGATCTAGCCATTGCATCTAGAACTAAAGAACGATCAACATCTGTAAGAACTGTAAATGGTAAATCGTTTTGTAATGCCCACGCAAAAGATTTCAATTGTCCTTTAAGCGGATGATTGCGCGCTGCCCAAAGCGCAACTGGCTTTTTATCGAAATGACTATGGCACTTACTTGTATCGAAATAAGAAAGAACTTGCGCGGTTTTTCTAGGGGTTGTCCAAGATAGTTCACGCCGCATATGTTCTGGCGTATGCGTAACGAACAAGCGACTTTTAGAGATCAGCGCGTTAAGAGATTCCCGCGGGGTTTGTAAGTGGTGAACGAAAACAAATGGCTGATTCTCGCTTAGTTCTAACAATTGCTGATCGGTGAATAAATCCGTTCCTGTGACTACGATCGAATCAAATTGGTGTATGTCGTGTGTATCGAAATCGGCAGGCGTAATTATTTGTATATCAAAACCCTCTGGTGCCTGTTGCTGGTATTCCCAGTCAGACATTTCAGCCCCGCCCGCAAACATTCCGCTGAATACCGATTGCTGCCCCTCAGAGCCATCCTGCGGGGTTTTTAGTACGTGGTGGGTGTACCAACCTATATTCACGCGGTCGGCCGTTCTACGCTGCGCTGAGCAAGGATTTCAAGAGTTGGTTTCCAATACTTATCAAAGACAACATCGGCGTTATACGCTTTGGCAAATTCAATTGCTTTCTCTGATCGTTCCTGACCGCGGTTATATGCGGCCTCTAACGCCTCTACGATCTTAGGAACAGATGGCATATGGAACCACGCTGTTTGCGGCGCATCCCAAAGTGGTTGCCCGTCTACTAACCAACCGTCACCAACAAGTTCGGTAGATGCGGCGAACTCCGAAACAATCACGGGTGTTCCGCAGGCTTGCGCCTCGATAGTAGGAATCCCAAAACCCTCACCATATGAAGTCGCAAGTAATACATCCATCGCTGTATAGATCGTGGCTAGTGTTTGTTGTTCGATTCCTGTTCGGTAAACATAAGGATCAACGAATTTGTATTGGTGTTCCTTTAGTCCGACTGCGGTTAATAAATCGACTAACCTAATCCCGCCAAGTGACCCTAATTGATCCGTGTGCAAATATAGGATCGCATCATCGTGCTTCGCAGCGAACATAGAGAACGCTAAAATGTTTTCACCGAATGCTTTTCTGTTAGGCATAACTCCCTTGTTGGCTGCGTTCATTCCAACAATAAATCTGTCGTTGCTAATGTCTATAAAATCTCTGCCTGTAATTCCTTTATGACGTTTCATAGGTTTGAACACAGATTCGATTCCGTGCGGAACATACAATGCTTCGATTCCGACATTTTCTAACATCGCTTGCCCGTACTCACTCATTGCAATCGGCGTAACAAAATCTTGTCTGCACCAAGCGGCAACCTGCGGTGGTGCGGGTATGTGATCGATTGGAACCCAACTTGCAACATTCCAGTCAGACCAACGCGCACCTTTGAAAACCCATACATCGTAGAGAGTGAAAAGAACGTGAGGTTGTTTTGGATCTTGCATAGTCCAGTCGTGCATATGCGCTGGCACTACGTCATTTGAATACAAGTCTGCGCCACGTTGATAAATCGGAATGCCGTTCCAGTCCGTGTTGCTTCCCTCTAATCCATAGTTAGAAAAGATTGCAACATCGTGTCCTTGTTCTTTCATACGTTGCGTGACTTGCGCAGTCTGTGTTCCATAACCAGTAGCAGCCCACGGCGCGTTAGAGTTCCAACCAATTCTTAAAGATTCTTTTTTCACGTTCACTCCCTTGATCACTCACAGCCTAATAATCGAACTCTAAAAACCCTAATAAACGCGCCAGAAAAAAGATGCTAAATAAAGTGGACAAGTGTTATACATACACCTTAGAATTGTAGTAACAGCGAGGAGCAATCCTCTAGGACAAAGGATAAAGAAAATGAATAAAGCGCAAACACGAAAAGTAATTGCAAAAGAAATAAGAGATGCCCGTCATTGGTCAAAGAAATATGTAGATTCAGTTTTAATCTGTATCGATGAGGGTGATCTAGAACAAGCAGAGTATTACGCAGAAATGCTAATGCCAGTCTGGGGAGCAATCTCAGTAGCAATTGCAGAACTACGCGAAGCACAGGCAGGTGCATAATGCGAACTCCAATCAAAACCACAAAGAAAACTTTGCAAGACTTGGCAGGCGCATACGATACCTACGATGCGGAAGTTTGCAGCGGTGAGTACGAACCAGAACTTTGGGATATGGATGAAAGCAGTAACACGATTCTTTTAGACCACGCCAAAGGTGCGGCGATGTTTCTAGATTGTCTTTATGGCGAGATTCAAGTTTGCGAAAACGCAATGTATGAAGAACCAGAGAGTTATCACATTGCCTATCGGATGATCAAGCGAATGCGAAAACTAGAGGCAGCCGTGTTAGAAAAGTTTGGCGATCAGATCGAACGCGGGCAATACGGAAACTGGTTGGTGAAACCATAATGAGTAAATGCTGCAACATCGTTTATTGGAAACACGAGGATGGGTGGGATGTATTCCGCAGATCGGATTGCTTTAAGAATTGGGATGGCAGTTACGTTCCGACAGGATTCGATTGCGCGCTGATCGAGGATTACCCAACAAAGCAATTAGCGATTACCGAAATGAAAGATTGGCACAGATACGGGATTTGCCTAGTAAGCATCTAGAGATAGAAAGAACCCCGTTGGCCTGCGCTCCAACGGGGTTCTTTCTTTGTTCCTATTAACTAGGAAGCAGCACCGATAAATGACTTCACGTGTGAGGTCTGAATCAAGTTGCCATCCACGCGCATAGTTGCACGGAATGTAATTAGGTCGTTCTGGAATGCGTAATCATCCGAACGATCTAGGCGTAAGCCACCAACTGTGCGAACGTAGTAACTTGGCAAGTGACCAAAGATTACTGACTTTGCGGAAGTTGATGGATTCACGATTGCTGGATTTTCGAAAATAGGATATCCAAGCAATAGATCGCGGGCATCCGCAGATAAGGATGGCTGGAACAAATACTGTCCTGCTGAATCCTTTAACTTGCGAACGGCAGCGATTGATTTGCTGTTCATCTGGAAACCCGTTCCTGGCAAAGTGCGGCCTGCGGTATCAACGCTGTAAACAAGATCGATCAAGTTGTCAGCGGTGAATGCGCCAGATACGCCAGTACCACCAGTGATGCCTGAGCCTGCGGCGGTAACGATACCTGTTGGCTGAGTTGTACCAGTTCCAACAGTTAGCGCGTTGTTGACTGCGTAGCCAAGTGCGTTACCTGTCTGAGCCGATAGGAATCCAAGAATATCCACGCCAGCATCCTCAACCATTTCACGGCTGATCTGAGTTAGGAATGAATACTTGTATGCGCCAAGTGTTACGAACGCATTGAATGTTGGATCGCTCTCGCCAATGATTCCTGCTTCGGAAGTTACAGTTCCAGTTGAGTATGCACTCAGGCTAGGAATCTGCAAGTTCTCGCCACCTGCTGTTGCAAGTGTTGTCGAGGTTTCAAGCATTGGTCCAACGTGACGTGCAAGCATAATAACTTGGTCATAAAATGACGTAGGTACTGGACTGCCCGTGCTGGACTTTAGAACATCGCGCTTTTCAAATGAATGTGAGCGAATTTCTCCACGTGCAAGTGAACGGATTAGTTCTGCATCATCAATTGATGGAACAGAAACTTCTGGTCGTGCCTGTGCTTCGAAACCAGCCATTGCTTCGGCAGCGCGTTCTTCACGTTCTGCTTGTGCCTTGATGGTATCGATAGTTGCGGCGCGCTGATCGAGGTCGGCCATAATGCGGCCATATGTTTCGTTTTCTTCTGAGGACAAATCGCGCTTTTCTGCGGCAGCGGAATCTAGCAATGCTTTTGCTGCATCCCACGCTTTTGCACGAGCCTCTACTTGCTGATTAATGTAATCAGACATTCTTACTCCTAAGTAGTTGTTTGTTTGTGGTCTTACAAATCTGCGTGGCTCCACGACAGGTAAGCGCAACGGTGGCTCCACTCAATTGCACAACTTAATTATGGCACAAAAAGAAATAGGCCTCGTGCCTTCCCCTGCACCAAGCCTATTTCTGAAAACAGATTATCGTGTTTCTGTTATCTTTTCAATTCGTATTTCATCCACAGGCGAGAAAGATTTTGCCTCAGTTGATTTAGTATCGGAACAATCCGCAACTATGGCTTCACATATAGCATCGGCGAACTCAACAAAAACCCCAGACTGAGGATTACCAAGAACGGCCAGATATGATTTTTTAACATCTGCCACATTCATTAGAAAACCTTTGCCATTAGATCAAGTTGCTTCCGCTTTAGTTCTAGTAGTTCAAGACTGCTTGGTTGTTCGGCGCGTAACTTAGAAACAACTTCTGAAATCAAGTCTGCGTGTTCGGCCTCTAGAGTTTCGCCAGCCTCTAGTCTTGTGATCGCATCGCTTAGGGCATCTACGTCAACTGCGGTACGGGTAGCAAGAATGTCTAGGGAACGGACAGATGCGGTTGTCGCTTGATAAGCGGGGAATCCAGTAACAATAGAAACTTCGTGCAAACGAACTTGATGCAGTTCGCGGGTTGCACCATCGTCTGACCACTTATCGCCACGCGGGGGAACGCTGAAACCAAATGACATTGAGTTAACATCGCCACGTTTCATAAGGATCGACAAGTCACGACCAGCAGTTGTATCTGGTAGATCGGCCTCTGCAAGCAATCCGCGGGAATCCTCTGACAGTCTTAGAGTCCCTGCGCGACTAGAACCAAGAACAACATCGGTGTTGTGATTCATAAATAATTTAATTTCGTTGCGCGACTTTAACGAACGCTGAAATGCGCCACCCTTGATAACTTCTGTGAACGGCAACGGTTCTGACGGGGAATCGAACACGGCTGCATATCCCGTGAAACTCATTCCATCGCTTGATGCTTCCCCCGCACGAATATCAAACTCAACGGTATTCACTCTGCGTTCTACTGTCGTTGTCATTTCTTGCCTTTCATCTTTGTTTAAGTTTAATGCAATTGTTTTCCATTTAGCATTTTGCTCAGAGTTGCGATCTTGCTGTTCAGCCCTGATCCGTTCTACAACGCGCTCTGCGTAAGCCATAGTGCGCCGTGCTTGTGCTTTGCTTGCGCCCGAACCCCAAAGGAAATGCGCAACTACTCCTGGACTTGGATATTGCTCATTGCTTGGACTAGCAGCAGGAGCATCTAAGTCAGGCATATGCCTTGCGATCCACGCCGCAATGCGAATCCACTTATCATCGGAAACTTTGCCATCTGCCATAAGTCTTGCTTCACGAACAGTCTTATCAGTTAAGCCATCGCCTGCTAATCCATCGGCGTAGAACGCTAGACCACGGCGGGCAGCAGCGCGCATAAAACTTGGCGCATCTTGATTTATTGCGCGGATACTTTCCTCATCATCATCGTTCTCATCTGACGGAACTTCTGGAACGTCAGAAACATCTAGAGCAGTAATTCCTAAATCTCTAAACGCAGCGCGATTATCTGGGTTGTTATCTATTGCAAGAATGACGTTGTATTCCTTGAGCAACATTTCGGCGGTTGCTTTCTTGAACTCAACGGAATCTACTGAACTGTTGTCTTTCATAATTAATCGATCGTAATCAATGCTTAATGAATCTAGTTCTGCGATTGTTGAATCACGATCTGCGACAAGACGTGCTGTCACAATAAAGATTTCTGTATCATCCATATCATCTAGATAGTTATAAGTCTTTTCAATTAGTTGACCATCGTTAGAAATAAGCGTTCCATCAATATCTACGATTACAGCAAGTGGTCCAGACTCAATACGCTCACCACCAACTTCAATGTCCTCAGCGATAGAAACTGCAACCATCTGATCTATGGCATCCTGTTTAGTTGTATGGCAACCGATTACTTCGCCATCATCTTTAACAGTTGCCCATCCTGAACAACCCTCTGCTTTATCTGTTATGAAGTATGGCATTAGTCTTGTGTCTGCCTTAACCAAGAAATTGTATGTGTACCAGTTTCAGAAATTGCATAAAGAGATTCGCCAGCATTAAGAGTTAATTCAACACTATCTAATTTTTGTAAAGCCAACCCATTTGAAATAGTTACAGAATTATTGCCTATGTATAAAGTTTTTGTATTGTCCATATTGTGAATATGCAAGCGTGACGGATTAGCCGAAATGCCATCTACTAATTGTCGTGTTGTTCCAATAGTCTGCTGACCAGAAGTTATTGCCATTATTTAACTCCATAAACGGATTCAGGATCGGCAGGATCAATCTGCGCAATCGCTTGTAGTTGCGTTGACGGTAGGCCTGTATGGCTGATAGAGGGCAAGCCTAAGGCTGTTAGAACGCCCGCAGGATCGAAACCACTTAAGATCAGTTTTTGCGCCATAGTGACCCGTTTATCGGTTTCAACGAGTGAAGCAGCACCCAAATCCACGTTAGCCAAAGGAACACGATAAACGTCACCGCCATCGACAGGTTGCAAATCCTCGAACCCACGAATGTCATTAACTGATAAAAATCCCGCTTGTGAACCAATTGAATATCCGTTCATTCTTGTAGCGAAATCGCCACGCAGTAAACCATCAACATTGAATCTAATGAATGCGCCGTTCGGCAACAACGTGCTGTAAGCATCTTCCATTTTTGCAATGTATGGTCGCAACGTATGAGTAACAAAGTTTATGTTTTGTTGCTCAACGGAATTGTAAGACATACCGCCAGTAGTGATTCCTAGCATCGGTGGTGGAACGCGGAAAATTCTAGCGATTTGTTCAACCGCAAACTTTTGCGAATCAAGCATTTGTGCTTCATCTGGATTAACGCCTGTACGAACAAACTTCGCACCGCCAGTTAGGATTCCAGTCTTATGTGCTTTGCGGAATCCCTTATGACGAGAATCAAAACCGTCAACTAATTCTTTCGCCTGTTCACGATTTAATCCGTTAGGGGTTTCAATAACTCCCGATGTTGTTGCGCCTTGTCCAAAGAATCTAGATGCAAAGGATTGCAGCGCGCTTGCTAAACCAAGATTGTCTTTTAGTTCGGTCACGCGACTTATGCCACGCAGTTCGCCTGCCTTGCGCATTTCCGTCATATGCAACATATCTTGCGCTGTTACTGGATATTGATTGTTCTCATCAATTATGTAAATCAGTTCGCGTGTTACAGGTGCGCGGGTAATCTTTACTCTGTTCGGATCAAGGACAACAAGGTTTGCGATCTGTCCCGTTGTATCTCTAAAAATTCGAACGAACGCATTGCCATCTAGCAATAACGAAATAAGAACTTGCTGATAATGTTCCGTGCGCAATAAATCAACATCTGGTCTTTGAATCCACGCTGGCTGAGGTCGATAAGGAACACGGTTGCCATCGATACGTTGAAAAGCATCAACTGGCAAAGTAGAAATAGTGTCAGAGATTAAAAGCACACAAGCGTAGAAAGCATTAATTCGCATAGACGTAATCTGATCTATGTTCGTGCCTGCTTCGGTTGTAAACGCAAACGAATCGCCCGAACCCCAGATGGACTGGTAACTGATTGCGCGATCCTCTTGCTTGTTACTGCTCAAACGATTAAGCATTAATCATTCCCTCTTTCAAATGCTAAACCTACAAGAACGCAACTAAAGCCTGCTGCAATGATTCCTAAAGGCAAACTGAATAAACCTAGCCCGACAGAGATGAAAGTTAATCCAACTAATTGTAAAATTGTGGCGATCACAAACACTCCCTAAAAACTAAAGAACTGCGGCACAACGGGTTCATCACGCGAAACAGTTGCCCTATCAAATCCAATGATACTAGCAACGGCCGCATCTATCTTGCGTGGCGATCCACGGTGTTCTTTAACAATACGTGGACCAATGCGATCTGTCTTAACAACGGCGTTCTGTAAGTGCCTTGTCAGTAACGGATTTCCATCGTGGGTTAGTTTCCCAGAAACAACGGCATCATAGAATTTCGCGCAGGCTGGAACCATACGCGCTGGCGAGGTTGACGGCCATTCAACAATCGGCAAACCTCTCTCATCTAGCACTTGCATTGTTCTTTGCCAACGGAACGGATCGCAAGCAATCTCTCGAACATTATGTGCCGCGCTAAATTCAATGATTGTATTTTCAACATCTAAAATATCTACGCGCCAATCATCATCATCGTCAGGTTGTTTTTCCCAAGCCTTAACCATAAAGACATAAGGTTGCTCCTCACAGGTAACTCCAACGATTACAGAAGCATCACCAGAGAAAGAACCATCGAAACCTAGAATGACTGGCGTATCAGGATCAACTACGCGTTCGATCGCTAATGGATCCCACGATCCGTTAGGTAGCCAAGCGGTCTGAGAACTTACCCATTGATTGCAACGCTTAGTTCTAAACTCTGCCTCTGGCGTTCGCTTAACCATCGCTGCAAAATCTGCGGGGTCATTTAGATCGCCGAATGCGGGGTTTGCTTGTTTCCAAGTTTCCTCGATTGTATGGTCTGCTTCATTCTGTGCTTCCCACCAAGCCATAAAAAATGTTGGATCATCTATTTCACCAGCAGCAACTCTTTTTCCGTATTGGTACAAGTTATATGCGATTGAGTCTTGACCCGTGTTATCGGATTTAACTCCTGCTGTTGTAATCGCAATTGCCATAGGCTGTCGGCGCGCACCCATACCAAGTTGCATAACATCCCAGAGTTCGCGGTTAGGTGCGGCGTGTAACTCATCGAATAGGACAAGCGTTGGACTCAAACCCTCTTTAGTCAAATTTTCACTAGATAGAACGCGATAGATAGAACCTGTTGTTGGAACTTCAATTGCATCGCGATAGACATTACAAAGTTCGGCAAGTTCGGGTTCGGCCTCAATCATTTTCTTAGCATCGCCGAAAACAATTCGTGCTTGCTCTTTATCGGCGGCACAGGAATAAACTTCGCCACCTTGCGCGCCCATAATCAAAGACCATAAACCGATCCCAGAACCAAGCGCACTTTTCCCGTTCTTTCTTGCCATTCCGATCAGGGCTGTTCTATGTTTGAATTTGCCATCGCTAGTTACGGCAAACAAATTATTTAGTAGTTCGGATTGCCACGGGCGCATTTGCATAGGATCGCCAGAGTAACCTGCAACAGTTTCCTTAGTTTGAATTGCAAACGTGTTAATGAAATCTGTTACCTCAAAACCGCGTGATTTTTTAAGCGCAGGTTTATTAACAGGTGTAAGTAGAGTTGGTGGCCAAGAATCAATTTTGGCTGGCACGTGATTTCAATTCCTCTAGTTTTGATTGTCGCTTAACTTCGGCAACACCTAGTCGTGTTCGATCCGTTGGCGTGAATCCTAGTAAGGAAAGATTTGCGACAAGTTGCCGATCTAGTTCACGCAATCCTTTACGCTCATCGGGTCGATTGTTTTGCATAACTTGAATACGCAAGTTCCAGCGTTCATCTAATAGTTCGCAAGTCATAAGTAATAAATCTACGTCAGTTGTTGGACTAATCCAAGTCTGACCCATTCCCCATACGCGTTCCCATAATTGTTTGCCCGCAGTTAGTAATGGTCTATGCGGTTCTGGAATCTCGTAGGCAGACGGCAACAAAACCATTTCGCCTTGCTTTGGTAATGCCCGCTTGCCTGGATTGCCAGTAATCCTTTTTTGTTCGGTTGGCTTAGGTGGTCTGCCGCGTGTCGCCATTTATAACCTCAAAAATTTCTTTTAACATTACATCACCCACTGCTTTATACATTAGCGGTGGAACTGATCTTCCAATTCTTTCTACTCTCTGAGCATACGATCCCGTGAGGATAAAGTCTTGCGGGAACGATTGAAATGCCCGTAATTCTTTTAGATTAAATTTTCTTTTTTCAGTTGGGTGACAAACCGATGCCGCACCTACAACGCCTGCTGTCGCGGTAATTGTTCCAACGGGTTTATCTAATGCGGGTTTAACAAGTTGAAAATACTTTTCGGAACTTTCGCCGATCTTTGTTTTATCCCATTCATTGCCTACTGCGTAACGGTCGAGAGATATATCAAATCCTGTTTCCTCATCTATGAAAACATTATTCTGTTCTATGATTTCAAGAACCGTGAACCTGCGGTTTTCTCGATTTGGAAATACTGGCTTAACATTAAATTTTTCTACGAGATCATTACGAACTCCCATAAAGATTAGCCGTTGCCTACCTTGCGGCACTCCTAAGTAACTTGCATCTAGTAACTTTGCCTCGACTTGATAGCCGTTAGATTTAAGATCACGAATGATCTCTTTGAAATAACCAACGGCTTTTCCTTTTACTAATCCCGAAACATTTTCGGCAATAAATACTTTTGGATATAACTCATTGACTAATCGGGAATACTCAAAAAATAAATCATCCGACCTTTGAGTTGAGTCTGAATATGTCTTTACTCTGCCCCAACCTTTTTCAACAAGGCCTGCGGTCGAGAAAGATGAGCAGGGTGGCGATCCCTCTAATAAATCTAGTTCTCCACGTTTCATCTTTATGTCTTTAAGAATGTCCGCGCCCGATACGGTTCTAATATCCTCGCC